ATCTGCGATCTGTCTAGTCAAGCAGTGTTTCCATCATGGCCCAGTGTCCAATGATGTCACTGCAATGCAGTCGGAAACCGTGTTCCCTGTCAATGTCACGTAAGATCTTGTTGGCTTTGGCCATGCTCAATCCAACGTTGGCAGGTAGTTGTAGTCCATTTATTGTTTTTCTTCTTAGTGCTGTCGCGGCCTGTACCCTGTGCCAGCCGTCTGTAAGCAGGTAGTATCCTGAGTCTTTGATTGGTGTGACGAGGATAGGATCCCAAGCACCATCTTTTTTCAATTTGTTGATCCATGTCCGTTTTTCTTTGTTTAGTGGACGTTCAACACCCAACCCCATTTCAGCCATGGTGACCAATTTGTCTATATCTACTTTAACCTTTTTAATTTTAATCGCTTTCATAATCTATGTAATTTATGTCCTGAATTATTTGCCATTGCGGTCCACGTGGCCAAGGTTTCTCCCTTGCAGAGTAACTGTTCTCATCTGATATTTCCCTGAACTTGTTTGCACAAGGTGGACCACAGAAAGGTTTGATCAGTCTCTTGTCGTATTTAGAATCGTGTATGCTGTCGTACCAGTAAATTGCGTTGATGAATGTTTTTTTACAGACGTAACAGGTGTGTATCTTAGTCATTGCCAGGGAGTTTGGTCATCTGTTGAGCACCGCCCATATTAACGTACCCTGCCTTGTGTCTATTGAAATCCGGTTCTTCTTCTGAGACTAGCAATATGTCGTTCTCGTCTATCATTCGTACCTCTAGTTCGATACCGATATCACCTGCTGATCCTTTTTCTTTCCTTTTGATTTTGAAAGCTCTCGACCATCTGCCATGTGCAACCAAAATCCATTGTCCGACCACGACGTCGTGTTGTTCTTTTCCAACAGCATACACCTTACCCCATCTAGGATGGATTCCTTCTGCTGTTCCGTCATCGTCTACAAGTATTATACCGCCTTTGGATTTAGTCTCTCCAAAATGCATGTCTGAAACTAGTACTCTATTTTTAAGAGGTGTGATATCGTTCTCGATAGTGTATTGTTTTCCACCATCTCCTCCGAATCCTTTTGCTTGTAAGTCTTGTATGTGTCCCATTATAGGATTATTTTAACAGATTTATTCAAGTCCGTCAAGTGCGGCGTCAATGCCTTTTTTGGCCGTGCTTTCTGTTTTTTTGACCTGTGTTGCAACTTTTTTCTTTGGTGCAGGTTTAGACGCTACTGTTTTTTGCACAGGCTTAGGTGGTGGTCCTTTTGGTGCTGGCATTGGCTTTGATACCGGAGTATCGCTTACCATCCCTTTAGGTTGCTCGTAATATTTTTTGATTATAGTCTCTTTTGGAGTTACAACTTTACCACCTGCTCCTAGCACGTCGCCTCTAGCATTTACATTCATGTTACCGACTGCCTGTATTCCTTCGTTGGCCGCTCTAAGTTTTTCTATGTCGATCATTTTGCCCTGCATTGATCTGTACATTTTTTTTCTGGGTGCTCTTGCTACCATAATAATATGCTCCTATTTCTATTACTTATCATCTTAAAAATTCAGTGATATCTAAATTGTACAACATAGGATTTATCTTGTGTACTCCTATTAAGAACAAGCACAAACTGGCCACACTAGACCCTCTGCCTACACCCCATACAATATTATTTGCCCTTAATGTGTCAACAAAGTATATCAAGAACTGTAACACTCGTATGAATTGCTTCTTTTCAAACAGATCATATTCCATTTGCACCCTAAACTTTTCTTCGTCATTTTGACAACGGTCAAGTAACCATTGCAACACATTGATTTGGTAATACTTGTCAGGCATGTGCCATTTGTCGCAGTTTGCTATGTCAAATTCCAAGATATCGTCTCTGTGAGGTGCTGTCTTTATCACAGGCAAGTCTATGCCAAGTTCTTTTAAACTGTTTGCATACTTGTCGATGTCACTGAAGTACAGTTTTGATATATCGAAGTCTGGATTTGTGTAGAGTAAGTCAATGGTATCCTCCTCGGAGAATATTACATCACCGTGATCATTTGTTTTTGTCTTTGCCGCCATCTAAAACCTTTGGTTGGAATTCAAATATTTTAGCATGATACTCGTGCTGTTTGTCAACGGGAATATCTTGGTTATTCCAACTAAAGTGTCCTGTGTAGATGCCTTTGTCAAGTTCTTGATCATATGTTGCCGTGTCCGCCCTCAACCACCATGGATCGAATTTGTTGTATTTTGCTGAAAACCAATCGGGTCTATCTAACAGTATAAGCTCTTTGCTGTCTTTGTCAACCTTATAGGTAATACCGTCCCCTTGCCATGATGAAAGTTCTATGTAATTTATAACAATTTTACTAGACAGTATTGAATTGGCTTTGCAGAAACACACAGCGGCCATGATCTGGTCATAGGGCGGCTTTGGTAATTCAACAAACCTATTAGTACTGGATTTTTTTAGGTTATGGTATAGAGGTTCGTCCCTCCATGTTGTAATTGTGTTAGCAAAAACCTGTTCAAAAAGATTTTTAAGTCTATCAAAGTATTCTGTTTGTTCTTTTAAACTTGCAGTGTGGGGAGTTAAAGATATGTTTAGTTTGTATTCGTTAGCAAACAACTCTCCGTCGACTATGATTATAGATTTGAATTTTGTCTTCCAAGTAAATGTGTTTGACATCAAAACTATTTACTAGTCGATGTTGACCAGGTCGCCAAGGTCTGGTTCATTACGTAACTTCTTATTGTTCTTGTGCCATTCCTCTATACGTTTCTGTCTCACAGCATCTTGGTAAGTCCTTAAGGCCATTTGTAAGTTCTGTAACAACTCGGGATTCCTACCACGCCTCGCAATAGCAACTTTTCGAGAAAGTTCTTTTATTCTTTTGGATATGTCTTCCTCGGACATGTTGCCTATCTCTTCTTGTAATGGATGGAAGTACATTATACTCCTTAGTTATTAGGCGTACTGTTTACCTAGTTGGTGCATCAATATAGTAGTACCACCGTCCGGAGACATTAATTCAAAAAGGAACCTGCCAAGTCCTGTAGTAATTTGATCTGATGTTCCGTCACTTCCGTGAACGTTATCTGCTTTGATAACCGCACTTGGAAAAGTTAAGACTCCTGTAGAAGTAGGTGCCACTGTAATGTCCAATATTATTCTGCCCAACGCTCCAGTTGGCGGAAAATTAGTTATTGTAAAAGTTGTATTTGCTGTCACTGTCAATGTTTGGTAGTGTCCATTCTCATGATTCAATGTTACTGAACCACCAGACACAGATCCATGTGCATAAACTGTTTGAGAAGTGTCTTTGAATTTTGCTCGAGAAACTTCATTGTCGGCAAAGTTACTAGCGGCATCTTTACTGGCTTTATTTGTCTGTAGGTCTTCTATTTCATCTTTGGCGAATTGAAAGTTATTTGTTGTCGCCGAGAAGTTATCTCTAAATCCTTGTGATGAATTATCCTGTCCTGCCTTAGGGTATGTTCCGTCTACATTACCTGGTACTATGCTACTTGCCATTTATTAAATTCCTCTGTCTCTAAATTTAAGATATTTATCGTTAGATCTCTCCACCTTTATTATTGTGCCTGCAGAAGGTACGAGTTTGGTAAAATTAATTGTGGTCTGTTTGAGTCCAGTATCATGAGTAAGCGTGATTCCAAACTCATGGTCTGCCGATCTTATAATACCGTCTGCAGTCAAATACGTTGGATTAGTTGCATCTGCAGTGACACCTTGCCCAACAAAAACGATGTTTGATCCTTCTTTGATCAAAGCATCTTCTTCATGTAATATTTCATCAACCACAAAAGCAGTGGTAGATCCGTCGCCTGTGAATGTTTGTGTTGCAACCTTGCTTTTAGTGACAACATATCTGTCTATTGTGAATTTTATGTTTTTAAATTCTAATTTTTTGTCTTCTATCCTTTTCTTGACCAGTCCTGATTTTCCTGGTTTGCAATAACATATTGGCACGGCCATAACATAACCCAGTGGTGCCAAATCTTCTGCCTGTGTGGTTTTCATCCAAAGAGGCAGATAATCCCATTCTTTGTGTCCTAGGTTTTTCATTCTTGTACGCATGTTGGCTACCGCATTTGGATACAGTCTTTCTATTACACCTAAATCTGCACTAAGTTGGTTGGCATATCTTACTTTAGAACCAGACGTGCTAAATGATAATCCACCATCTGTTGTAACTTCGTAATTTGTATAATCTGCAGAAGCGTTCATGCTAGAAGCTCTAGGACCTAATATAGGCTTAGTAACTGCTGATCTCAAATCAATTGATTGAGACACTGCATCGCCTGAGCTGTTTACCATGGTGTCATCAATTGTCAAATACACAACTTCATATTTTGTCGTTGATCCTTCCTTGGCCACTGCTGTTTTCAAATCACCAAAGTATAAAGTTTTAGGGGCATGGTTCTGTTCCATCTGGACTTGGAATGCTGTAAGGGTTTGTGCTTCGAGACCCGACATCATTAGCATGTCTGGAGTATTTTTCATTCCAAAAGTAGCGTCTTCAGGTCGGTAAATGTTTTCAGGAGAGTTGATACTAGGATCTTGGGCTATGCTATAAAATATGTTCTGATCTATGAATGATGTGGCATGTCCTGTCATGTTTCCATACTCAACTGTCGTGTAAGGTATATCTATGTTTAAAGTGAATGATTTGCTTGTCGCCGCCGCCTGATATTGATCACTTACCGTAACAGTAAATGTAAATGCTCTTGTTGAATCAGAGAAATCACTTGGATCAATTGTCCCTATTAGGTTTCCTTGTTCGGAAAGCGTTATACCTGTTGGCAAAGATCCTTCGGTTACTGTGTATGACAACACCCTGTCCGATGCTTCTGTCACAGCCTCTATAGAAAGTGTGCTCGGGATGTCTGCTGTCAATGTTCCTATGACCAATGGAGTTGTGAATGATATGCCGATGTCAAGCTCACCAATTACTTTCATGGTGAAAGTTCTTTCAGAGAAAGTGACTAGGCCAGTTGCAACTGTCCTGTTGGCCTTGACAGTAAATGTATAGACAACTTCTATCGCAGACTGCCTTGCTAATTGTCCAAATAGTTCTCCTGTATTTGTATCTATAGACACACCTGGGGGTAACGAACCGGAACTTATACTGTATTCTAGATCAGCCTGTAAAGGATCAAAGTCGGACACATCGATTTTGACAAGAAGTTGGTTATCGTGTCTGAAGGTTCCTAGGTCTGCATCAGTAATAAACACAGGTGGTCTTCCTGTGTGTGAATCCATTGTAATGAAACTTGTACCAAGTAGCGTCTGATCAATGGTTACATTCGAGTTGGACACTACCCAGTAGTCAGCAGAGTACACAAAGATATTAAAGTTACGATCCACCTCCGAAACCCCATCTGTTACCCTCACTATGAAATCATAATTTATAGATCGAGATTTAGATATGACTGTCCTATCATAAATGTTTCTAACAGCAGTAGGTTCTCCACCATCGCTTGGTGTCAACGCAGAATAATCCGGAAAAGGATCAAAGTCATAACCACCCTGTGGTCCATATGCATCGTCGATTACAAGTTCAACCACACCTGAAATTTTTCCTTGTGGAGTCATTGTGACTCCTGGAGGTAGTGTCCCTTGCACAACTTCGTATACAAGATTCTGTCCTGCCTGTGTGTCAGAATCTGTTGCAACAATGTCGTATTCAATATAAGAACCATCTAGAACTGTAACATTACCTGTAACATCTGCAGTAGTAAGAATGCTGTCTGTTGTTGTGGTACTATCAGTTGTGTAAACTGTGGAAAGCGGTTTATTAAGTTGTCCAGCCACAGTTGTGAATGTTGGTGCGTCTGCTCCTTTCACGTCTAGGGTGAATGTCCTGTCAGTGATAGCAGATCCGGCCGTGGCTCGCACGACGAAGGTGTAAAGAGTTCTTTTGGCAACCTCAGCCGGAGTACCTGTTAGAAGTCCATCGGATGTAAGAGACATGCCAGACGGTAAACTTCCTGCTATCAGAGAGTAAGCGATGGCCGTGGAATCACTCGTATTCGCTTCGAGTTGTAGCGAAAACGCTGATTGTTCGTCTATAGATGCAATTTTACCTGCAGTGGTAGACCACACTGGTGTTGCCATTTATCTTACTCCTTACACGGGTATTTATTGGCAATTAACTATGATTATTCTGTGTACGAATCCAATGTTCGAGATGTTGTCGTAAAGACTCACGCTCAGTCTTGTCTTGCTCACGCCGTATGGCATCCTCCAAGCGTTTTATCTCAGATTGTGGAGACCTATACTGTCTTTGTTTCTTAAAATGTCTCTTCATTCTTGTGGTGTAAAAGACCTAATGTATTGTGTTAACTATTAACTTACTGCCGCAGTAAATGGTGTTGCTGGGTTGGCACCTGCCGCCACCCTCATCACACCCCTTACGTGATATTGGTTGGTCGCGATGTCTATCAATTCAAGATAATCACCAATTATACCGCCCGTTGTACCACCATTAAGTGTTATCGTATCCGAAGCGGCCACTGTTGGGAACGCCGTTACCGCTGTACCATCTTCGTCTAGGTACAACATGATGCCGTCAATAGTGTCTGTTGCATCTGCTACCTGTATCTTGTAGTTTGATGTGTTTGTAACACTAACGATGAATTTGTAAACAGCACCTGTTCCTGTTGCCGCCGGTAGTGTTAATGTAACTGCCGCGTTACCACCAACTTCACCAAGTAGTAAAGTTCTTCCGGCGTGTTCCGCGATTGTTACTGCGTCCGTTGCCGTGAATGTGTGTATTGCTGGCAGGAATGATCCTGTCAATGTAAGTTGCGAAGCAACTGTTACCGCACCAGTACCCTGTGTTGAAATTGCAAGGTTACCATCTGATGTGTCGTTCTGTAATGCGTTTGTTCTCAAAGTTGTTGCTTCACACAACGTGAAGTTTGCCTCTGCCGCTGTCAAGTTTGTGTTAGTTCCTGATACTACAACGTTTTGTCCAGCCGCCGGTGTCAAAGTTATTGCACCTGATGTTGCAGATAAAACGTTTCCGTCTAATCTTAGATTATCAACATTTAACTGTCCTGTTGTGGTTTGAGTTCCTGCGTGAGTAATTGGACCCGTCAACACTATGGAACCTGTTCCCGCGGGATCTATAGCGATATCACCGTTGGTGTCTGAAGTTATTGTACCGTCTGTGGTAATGTTTAAGTCGCCAACGTTAAAACTTCCTGTGGTAGTCGATCCTGACACTGTGACGTTACCTGTTGTTGCCACATCTGCTGTGTTAGTTGTGCCTTGCACGGTCACTGTACCGTCAACGTTAAGACCTTCATTTATGTTCACAGTAGAAGAGTCAGCGGCACTTATTGTTGTGCCTTTTAATGTTAGGCCTGCCGCAACAACTGAACCTGTGCCACCCGGTGTGATGTTTATGTCCGAGTTTGACGCTGAAGTAATATTTGCGTCTTGGATTGTCAAGTTGTCTATGTTGGTTGTTGTTAGTGTGGTCACACCACTGACACCAAGTGTCGAACTTGCCGTCACTGCGCCTGTCAATGTACTTGCACCACTCACGTTGATTGTTCCGTCAACAACCAATGCTTCATTGACATTGATTGCAGTTGAATCCGATGAATCTAATGTTGTACCGTTTACTCTCAATGAACCCAGTACCACATCGCCTGTACCACCTGGTGTGATGTTGATGTCTGCGTTTGAAGATGACGTGATGTTACTGTCTTGTATAGTCAAGTTATCAATTGTAGTTGTTGTTAGAGTAGATGCACCGCTTACTGCTAAAGTGCTTGATAAAGTCGCCGCACCTGTCAATGCTAATGTGCTTGATAAAGTCGCCGCACCAGACACACTTGCGGTACCGTCAACAATTAAGGCCTCATTGATGTTGATTGAACTCGAGTCATCTGCACTCAAAGTTGTACCTGCAATCCTTAGGGCAGATGCTATTACTCCGCCTGTGCCATTTGGCAATAAAACTATGTCTTCGTTTGATCTTGCTGTTGTGATCCTTCTACCGTTAACGTCTAGATCGCCACCAAGTTGTGGGGATGAATCTTCTAGAAGATCATTGGCCTCTGCTGTAGAGCCATATATTTCTGTGAAGTTATCGTTAATCTTGTCAAATGCTGTTCTTAATGGATCACCCGTCCCGTCGTTTGCCGCTGATCCTATGTTAATAGTTTGTTGTGCCATGTTTTAAAATCCTTGTTAATAAGATTATTTATCAGCAATTCTAAGAACCTGATGTAATTTAGACGTCGAACGTTATCCTTTGGAATTTAAATACTGTGCTGTTATCTGAAATGTTTGTTACCAAAACCCTAACGTTTGAACCGTTGATGTCTGCTGAGAATGTTGTAAGTGGACCTGTGTAATCTGTCGTTGATCCAAATGTAGAGATGTAAGCGTTGGTACCGTCGTGTGTGACATTGGCCTCCACAACTTCAAATCTACTGTTTGTTGCGTCCGTTATTGATATAAAGTACTTGGCACTTCTGTATGTTCCCTTTGCAAATGTGTTCAACACAGATGTCGCGGAACTTGCCACAGTGGTCGAAGCGTCTACTAGATCCGAATTGTTCAGTGTTGCTCCTGCAGTTGCAAAAGCAAGTGTACCTGCTCCGTCTGTTTTTAGGAATTGATTGTTACTTCCATCCGATGTTGGGAAAGTGAAACCACTTATTGTGACACCACCTGTACCACTTGCTGATAGTTCAAGGTTGGCGTTTGATGAATTAGTTTTTACTGTGTTGTCATCAATTGTGATTCCTTCCAATGTAAGTGCAGAAGTCACTGTAAGTGTTGTGAAAGTACCTGCCGCCGCTGTCGTTTGACCAATTGAAGTACCATCTATAGTACCTGCATCGATGTTTGCTTTGGCTATCTGTACCTGTCCTGTACCGGCCGGAGTTATCTTAAGATCTGAGTTTGACGCTGTCGTTGTAATTTCGTTATCTGTGATGTTTATGTTGTCATCTATGGTTAAACTTGAAATAATCACGCTTCCTGTTCCGCCTGGCTCCAAACGGATGTCCGCGTTCGAACTTGAAGAGATGATATTGTCATTGAATGTTAGATTGTCAACAGTAACACCTCCGCCACCAAAGGTAACCGCACCTGTGACAGTCAATGCACCAAGAGTAGACAAACCGTCCACGTTCAGTGTTCCAGTTGTTGTCAAATTCTCATTGCCAAAACTGATTGCACCCGAAGAGTCCGTTATAGACCCTGACGCCATGGTCAAAGTGCCAGAAGTCATAGTTCCGGTTGTTGTAAGGTTCTCATCGCCAAAACTGATAGAGCCACCGGAATCAGTTATCGATCCGTTTGCCAGTGTAAGGTTACCAATTGTTGAACCTGTGGCGCTGTTAATTGTGCCTGTGGATGTTAAATTTTCATTGCCGAAACTTATGGCTCCTGATGAGTCGGTTATTGATCCACTTGCTAGTACAAGGTTACCCACAGTCACTGAACCTGTGGTAGATAGATCCTCGTCTCCAAAACTAATAGAGCCTCCGGAGTCAGTGATCGATCCGTTTGCCAATGTTAAATTTCCGATAGTAGATCCTGTTGCCGCAGTCACCGTACCTGTTGTGCTTAGGTTCTCATTGCCGAAACTGATTGCCCCAGATGAGTCAGTGATTGATCCATTTGCTAGTGTTAGGTTACCGATCGTTGATCCCGTCGCCGCTGTCATTGTACCAGTGGTCGACAAGTTCTCGTTTCCAAAACTGATGGCACCAGATGAATCTGTTATGGATCCATTTGCTAGTGTTAGGTTTCCTACTGTTGATCCAGTTCCAGCGTTGATGGCTCCTTGGAACGTTGTTGTTCCTGATACTGTCAACGTTCCATCAAGGTTAAGTCCTTCGTTGATGTTTATAGTTGCTGAATCTGTTGAACTTAATGTTGTGCCTTCAATCTGTATTGCACCAAATATCACATTTCCTGTGCCTGCAGGTACCAAATTTATGTCTTCGTTGGATCGTGTGCCAACGATGTTGTTGCCCTGTATTGTCAGTGCCGGAAACACAACAGCACCTGCTCCTGCAGGCGAGAAAACCAGGTCATCATTTGTCCTGACTGCTCTTATTTCATTTCCCGTAACTGATATTGTGGTGCCGTCAACGCCTGGAGATCCATAAATCTCGGTGAAGTTGGTGTTCACCTTGATCATTGCGTCTCGTAACGTGTCTCCCGTTCCGTCGTTTGCGTTTTGTCCTACATTTAAAACTAACTGTGCCATGTCTATACGTCTATCAATCTCCTCACTGCGGTTACCACATGTGTGTTACTAGTACTTATCGATCCTCGTAGTCGCACATTGTCGCCGCTGATGTCTGTGGAGAATGTTACTAGATCACTATCGGCACTGTTGGTCCTTCCAAAAGTAGAAATGTATGAATCTGTGCCGTCATGTGTGATACGCACATCGGCAAGCTCAAAGTTTCCTAGTGTGCCTGAATTTGAATCTTGTATGGATACTGTGTAGAATGCACCCCGGTGTGTGGTTTTGTCGAAAGTGTCTATGGTGGCTATATTTGATGGATTTCCCGCCGCCCTGTCCAGGTGCACCTGCCAAGCATTGATTGTACCTTGTGCCCTTGTGTCTGCCAGTGATGCCCTTACCTTGGCGTTGGTTCCATCCACGGCAGTGGTCCAGTTGACTAGATTTGTACTTGCTGAAGCAGTGTTGATCCCGTGGACCAAATTGTATGCGTCCGTACCGTCGGTGACAACCATTACTTCGTCTATGGCCGACTTGTCGTCCGTCTGGTGGGTGACTGCCACGTACATGGCACCCTGCGTGTTCGCGTGTGCGAACGAATCTATCTCAGTGTACTGTGTTCCTGCAGGCACAGGTATGTGTATCCTGTATGCGTTGACTGTTGTCGATGCACCTGATGTGGCAGACGCTTGTACGACTGCTGTTGCTGAAACTTGATTGACAGTAAGATTCAACAGAGGTGTCTCTTCTGTGCTGACCTGTGGTCCTTCTGATATACTTGCGGTAGTGCCGTCACTGATCACAGTGGCCTCCATTATGCAACTGTCATTCGACTTGCTTCCAATTATGATATAGTGTGCCGCGGCATAGGTGCTGGTGTTAAAACTGTCTATCAATGTGGCCGAACTTGAAACGGTCTTCGCTGATATGACATTGACGTTTGTGCTGGTTGACGCTGACTGATCATCTGCTAATAAAATTCTATACAGGTGTATTCTCAAGTTGGTCTGTAGTCCCGCCGCACTTACCACAACGTTAGAGCCGTCTATGGCCGCGGTGAAAGTACACAGCACGTCTGTGGAAGCGGCACCTGTGTTGCCTGAGCTGTGTTCGTTGTAACTTGTGATGAAGGCCGCTGATCCGTTGTGTACCACAAGTAGTTCTGTGTTCATGACTTCACCACCTGAGGCGTTCATCACAGACACAAAGTATTTTGCACCCCTGTGGTCTGCGTGTGCGAATGTGTCTATTGACTCCGATGCACTGTCAACATCTGTGTTGATTTCCACCGTGGCCAATGCTGATTCCTCTCCTGCATATCCTGTTGAATCGTCATCACCGAGACCGATCCTGTATGCGTTCACAAATGCCGATAGTGTTGTTGAACCGTCGTTTATTCCTGTCAGTTTCAACTGCACGTTGTTAGAACCTTCCTCCACTGCCGCGTTGGCTGTGACAACATCGTATTCTTCCGATCTCACTACACTACTGTCCGTGACGAAGGCCTCTATCGTGCTGTCATCACTGGTTCCGTGTAAAACCGAATACTTGTGGAATGCAAGTCTACCGTCAGTCATGTCCTTGGCTATTGCTAGATAATAAGCACTGTCATATTTTGTAGATGCAAATTCGTCAATGATCTCTTCCGTTTCGAAACCTTGTCTTGAATCGATCGTAGCCGTAACATGGTCAACTTCTGTGGTGGTGATCTGTCCTATTGCTGTTGAACCAACTATGGCTATAGGTGTGCCGGACCTTGAGGATTCACTGTCTGACAAAAGAATCCTGTACATAGATACCCTACATGTCCCTGCTGTTCCATTGGCACCTCTCAGTCTAACGTTACCACTGTCGATATCTGCTGTGAATGTGGCAAGTGGTGTTGCTTCTGCATTTGATATCATTGTGTTGTATTCTTGTACAAAAGCAGTGGTCCCGTCGTGTACAACTAGTACCTCACATGACTGAACCTCGTTTGAAGTGGTGTTGTTTATTGAAATGAAATATTTTGCACCCCTGAAATTAGAAGCGGAGAATGTGTCTAGATTGGCCGCCGCTGAATCCAGGTCCGCCACGACTAAAGTCTGTTGTTGTGTGAAAGTTGAACTTCCTGCCTGTGTGCCCGATGAGTCATTGTCACCGAGACCTATCCTGAAGAAGTGGAGTGTGTTGATTGCTGATGTGGTTGAGCCATCTGCTAATTTTCCTCCAGTACCCAGTAACCTTACCTTGTCTGATGCCGCCCTTATGTCTGTGGAAAGTTGTACTTCCTCAGCGGCTGAAGTTCTTATGATCTGCGATGAACCAGAGAACGAGTCAAACGTTGATCCGTCGTCAGTGCCCCGTGCTAGTATGTGTTTCTGCATCTGGAACTCGATTGAACTGTCTGCTTCTTCAACCCTGCTCAGTGCTATGTAAAACGCACTATCATACTTGGCACTTGCAAAATCGTTGATCATGCTGGTTCCTGTTGTGATTGATTCATTTTCACCTGTTGAGAGGTTGGCGTCCAGCACAACCTCAGTAGTGAAACCAATAGTGGCCTGTGCGTCCTGTATGGTTGATTCACTGAAAGAGATGGAAACACCAACGAAGGATAAGTTTCCACTCCCGTCTGTCTGGATAAACTGTCCTGTTTGGCCGTCTGCGTTGGGCAGTGATAAACCGTTCATTATCACGTTCCCTGAACCACTTGCTTCAAATTCAAGATTGTCATTGGACCTAGAAGTTGTTATGGTGTTACCTGAGAAGGTTATTTTTGTTGGAATGACCAGTGTGGTATAATTCAAAGGGTCAAAAAGTCCAGGTGCTGGTGTGGTTCCTCCGATCACTACATTGTCTATCGTACCTCCATCCAGGTCTATGGCACCAATGTGCACCAATCCTGAACCATTACCTGACAAGACGAAGTCATCATTTGAATTTGTTACCTTTATTACGTTGTCTGTGAAGTTTATTGACGAATCGATAGTCATGTTCTTGACGTTGACTACACCAGTTCCTGTTGGCGTAAGCCTTAGGTCAGCATTTGAACTTGTTGAAATTATGTTGTCGTTGAAAGTCAAGTTGTCTACAGTCACGGAATCAGCAAAAGATGTTGTGCCACTTACTGTGGACAATGACCCCATTGTTGTTGTACCAGCGTTCAAAGTTCCAGTGGTGCTTAAATTTTCATTTCCAAAATTGAATGTCCCATTTGAATCTGTGATCGAACCACTACCAGCGGTCACTGTGCTGTTTATGGCCATGGACGACGCTGATGTTGAAAGGTTCTCGTTGCCGAAATCGATGGTTCCTCCCGAGTCAGTGATCGATCCGTTTGCCAATGTTAAATTTCCTATTGTTGACCCAGTGCCCCTTGCTATGGTGCCTGTGGTTGTTACGTTCTCGTTGCCAAAACTGATGGCACCAGATGAATCTGTGATGGATCCATTGACCATGGTCATGTTTCCGATTGTAAATCCAGTGGTGTTAGTGGTAGTAGACAGGTTCTCGTTCCCGAAGTCTATGCTTCCACTTGAATCGTTTATGATTCCATTAAGAAAATCTAGGTTTCCAAATTGCGAACCTGTCCCCGCTGATAGAGTTCCTGTTGTGGTTAAATTTTCATTTCCAAAACTTATAGATCCTCCCAAATAGTCTGTTATCAGCCCATTGGTGAAATCAAGATTGCCAAATTGTGACCCGGAACCTGATGTCAGTGTTCCTGTTGTTGTCAAATTCTCATTGCCAAAACTTATTGAACCTCCAGAATCAGTAATAGATCCATCAGCAAGGGTCAAATCTCCAAACTCCATGCCTGATTGAAAAGTTTGTGCACCACTGAATGTGAAACCTGATGCAGTAAGGAATGTGCCGTCTACTATCAAGTTTTCATTTATGTTGACAGATGAAGAGTCAGGTGCAGAGATGGTGGTACCACTGAATGCCAGTCCGGCTATTGTGACCTTTCCAGAACCATTAGCAGTGATCCTGATGTGATCATTAGTGTTGATTGCTTCTATGTTGTTGTCGTTGAACCTTATGCCAGGGAACACGATAGATCCTGTGCCCGCCGGATGAGCGAATATGTCGGCGTTCGATAACCTTGAGGTTATCTTGTTGCCAAAAAACTTGAGGTCTGCTTTTACTATGGTTGTGTCAAAGAAATCACCAAAATTGTCGTTGATCTTGCCACCGGATTCGAATAACGAATCACCTGTGCCATCATCCGCATTTGCCCCTACATCTATTACCTGTTGTACCATATCAACTAATATTTAGTGGATTTTGCGTTTATGCGTCTAACGGCTATTAGCCAGCACTTATCTTTAAAGTACCGGAGTCGTTGTATAGTTGACCTGCGTTTGATGGGTCACTAGTGGGCAGGTTCGCCATTAAAATTACAGCAGGAATCATTTCAATTGCTCCTGTGCCTGTTGCGTCAAGTTGTAAGTTTGCATTTGAGGCCGATGCCGTGATTAAATTGTCTGTGATGCTGATCCCACCGTCTATGTCCAAACTTCCTGTGACTGAAACACCACCTGCTGTTGTTTCAAACTTTTTGGTATTGTCGTGATAAAGTTCAACTGCCCCATCGG